GCCAGAATGCAGGTTCTCAATGCCGCTTTTGGCGAGGAACTTGGGGCAAAGCTAATCCCACTCCTTCAGGATGGCGCGGATGGCCTTGAAGAATATAAGAAGAAGGCTGAGGAACTCGGGCTCGTAATGAGCTCAGAAGAAATTCAAAAGGCGAACGAGTTCGGCGACAAACTGAGCCTTGTGAAGATGGCGTCGGACTCTGTTTCGGTCGCTATTGGGTCGAAATTACGCCCGGTGCTTGATCAGATGATTGAGCCGATGCTTCAGATCATTGTGGCGAACAGAGACTGGATTGCGACCCAAATTGGGGAGTTTGTCCAGGAATTTGCCGCATATCTGAAATCAATCGACTGGAAGCAGACGCTTGAGAATCTCAAGATGGTTCTCCGCGGATTTCGATCATTTATTGAAGCCATTGGCGGCGCAAACACAATTCTTATCGTTCTTGGCGGTCTGATTGGCGGCAGTTTCATTGTGAAGCTTGTGACGCTTGGGAAAGCGATTAAGGATGTAGTCCTTGCCGTACGTCTTCTCACGGTAGCGTTGATGGCGAATCCGTTCATTGCGATTGCTACTGCCATTGTGGCGATTATCAGCTATGTAATCACGATGAAGGGTTGGTGGGGCATAGTCTTCGAGTACGCATTCAAGTGGGCGGGTGTTCTTTTTGACGCGATTAAAACGGGTGTCAAGAATGCCGTTGAAGCTTTCTGGACACTCCTTTGGCCCCTTCGAAAGATTGGCGGTTTGCTTTTGGATATTGGAAGTAAAATTTTTGACTGGGGAAAGAAGAAATGGTTCAGCGACATCTCTGATGGCGCAAAAGAGGCGACAGATAACGTAAAAGAGCTGCAGAAGAATATGAATCTGCAGGAAGGGGCACGTGGTGTAGCGTCGGTCCCGAGCACGGCTTATGGGGCGGGTGTTCCAAACGTTCCTGCGTGGACTACTTCTCCGCCTCCCGCAAAAGCCAATGTGGCGATGGAACTCAAGGTTACCGCAGAGAAAGGGACTGCCGCCAGTATCGCCAGTATTAGGAACGACAGCCCTGGAGCTTTAACTACCCGACTGAGTTATGAGGGGATCTAATGGCTGAAAAAGACACGAAAGGCACGAAAGACGCGGAAAAGTTTCCCGCGAGGTTTCGTGATCTTGGGTTCTATGTGACCAAAAGCAGTCTGAGCACCGGGCGCAGGAACTTTATCTTTGAGTATCCGCAGAGGGACCAACCGTTTGTTGAGGATCTGGGTAGGCGCGCCAGGAAGCTGACGATTACGGCTATTTTTGTTGGGCCGGATCATGCCGCCCAGATGCAGAAACTGATTGAGGCGGTAGAAAACGGGGATGAGGGAATATTACGGCTGCCGTTTTTTGGCTCCTGGGATGTGAAGCCTACTGACGCAACCAATGTTACCTATGACCCTCAGAAGGAAAATTCCACCAGCGCAGATATAACTTTTGTAGAAACAGGGTCGACCTCTACCACTCTGGTTAGCGAGGATCTCCCACAGAAAACAGCTTCTGCCACAGGAGGCATACAGGAGTCGGCTTTAGACAAGTTTATAAAAGACTTTGATCTAAAAGGAGTGCAGGATTTTATCCGCAATACGGTTGAGGGGAATCTCTCTAAATTCTTTCAGCTGGATGGATATAAAGAGATTTGCCGGCTCTTCAATACGTCAGATGAAATGTCCCATTTATCAGCGGTGGCCATTTCATTGCTGAGTAAGGATCCTCTAGTTTTTGGAACGGCCGTTGCAAACGCTTTTGGTTTCTCTCAGGCGGCTTACAGCATCAACAATTGGCGTCGAGCTGTAAGGCTTTTGGTAAAGCTGATCGAGTCTGATGGAATGAATCAGACTTATATGACCGGTCTTGTATCTGAAACTGATGCGTCTCAGACAACAAACTTATCGACTAGCGTTCAGAATTTGGCCAGACAAAGCCTTTTGGCTGAGGCCGTGTCTGCAACAACGAGCGTTGGCGGAGAGGAAGACACCGCAGAAGGTGGAATTTCATACGACGAAATGATTGCGACTCGGGATCTGG